CCGCCATACCAAAACTCAAAAGCATCACAAAAGCTTTTGGATTGTATGACCCCACCAAACCTGATGCATGGAACAAGTCCTCTCATGAGCTAACCTTCATCAATGAGGCCAAGCTTCGTTACTTCTCAGCCTCAAATCCAGAAAGATTCCAGTCCGTTACTACACCTGGGGTAATGATTGATGAGATTTCAGAGGTACCAGAGAGATTAATTGATATTGCCCTAGAAAGGACGGCAGTTATGGAGGGAACGCTGTTTCTTGCTGGATTAATTCCACACCCAAATCAATTAATTAATCACTGGATATATGATCGTATATATAAACCATATCAGGAAGGGGACTCTGATATAGAGATGCAGGTCTTCTCTAGCGCTGAAAACCCATTCTTCCCTGACTCAAGATATAAGAAGGCTAAAGAGGAGATGCCAGAGCCAATATTTAGAGCTGAGTATAAGGGGGAATTTGTAGAGAGTCTATTATCAGATAATGTATTTGTTCCATCATCCGTTGATATGGCGCAAAGAAGATGGAAAAGAAGAGTTAGGTTCTTACCGAGAAGCCTGTATAATTGGGTTGACAACCGAGCACAGGTTGATTTTACGCCAGAGCATAAAGAAGAAGATTTTGCCAAGGCTCAAGGAGCTTATATTAGTGAAAAACCAAAGGATGATGAATCTGAGCAATATAGGAAGTGGAGAAAATATCGTCTCGCATATGGACAAAAGAAGGGGAACGATGAAAATAGTAGGGACGATTATGAACAAGATGACCCTGAGGCTGGCATTATAAAATATGATCTTAAGGACGAAGCAAATGATTTATTAGTTGGCCCCGACGCTGGCAAAAAGAATGTAGTAGTTCTTAGCGTAGATGTCGCTGACGAGGGGCAGGACCAAAGTGTTATATCTGCCCGATGGATAAACACACTACTGGGACAAAGAAGCTATGTATGCTCTACTGATAAGCTAGTAGATGCCGTGCTCGATGAAGTAAACTGGTTCGAACAAAGGGATTACGATGTTAGGGTGTGGGTTGATGCACCAGGTCTGGGTAAAGCAGTGGCGAACGAGCTAAGAGCTGAAAACATATATTGCAACGACTATTGGCCTAGTGATACTGCACCAGCAGAGCCAAAGAGATACTTAAACTTAAAATCATGGGTATTCTTTCAGATGAGGAAACGTATTCTGAATGGGGTAGAGGCAATACCAGAAGAACGTAATCTGAGAAGGCAGGTATTAAGCCAATCATACGAAAGCACTGACAATGATAAAATTAGAATTAGTAAGGACAAGAATAATTCATTTGACTTTTGTGACTCCTATGTTATATCTCTAATGGGAGCTGACAAAGGTTTAGACCCATCAGAAAACCTATTCTTTGTTTAATATGGGGGGGTATTATGTTAATTTCATTCTTTCAAGAATTTATTGCAGGATTTTTCTTTCTAGCGTTCATTCTGTTAAGTTTATACTCTTGGTATATTGTTTTTACCGTTGATAGCGAAGGTTTAAAGGATTTTAACAAAAGATTCTTTACTTTTAGCGAATTATTGTTCTGGATAGAGGTTGCTGTTGGTATAGTTATAGCAAGTATTGCAGTTGGCAATTGGCTAGGGGGAGTTCTATAATGGAAGATGAAGAGCAACAAACTGATTATCGTGATTTTGTAGAGTTAAACGAAGCGATAGATAGCCTGAATATGAAAGTTTTGGAACTAGAAAAGAAAATAGACACAATTGGTGTTTTTTATTATACAATATTGGCATACTTCTCTGGAAAATTGAGCAAGGAAGAAGTTAAGCGTGTCAAGGGGAGATTTGGCGAAGCAAGTTCAGAAGATGTTAGTAAGTTCCTTAGAGCTTTTGATATTATGATGGAAAAGGATGAAGATGCACGATCAATAGTAGATATGTTGGAGGAATTGGAAGAGAACCGATGGAATGAATAGTCGGAGGAAATTATGAGAAATCCTTTTAGTGTAGTGGCGAATAATATGGGATATGAGAAAAGGCAGAACAAGATAGCTAATCTATCTGATTTTACTAATTACAGTTGGGGCATAAAAGAAGAGTTTGCCAACGAGGAACTAGAGACATTAGATAGTAAACACGCTCATGTTCACAGCTCAGTTAACAAAATCGCACAAGCTTTGGCATCAACCCCAATAGCCTTATATCAAGACGGGGATAGAGTAGATAGCCATCCCGCCTTGGACCTTATTCATGACCCAGCTGAGCATATGACTAGTACACAGTTTAAATCATCTATTACTAAACATCTATTGCTGGCTGGCGATTGTTTCATTGAAATAGTTCCAGAGAAAATAGTATATGGTGATGGCAGAACTTCAATAAAGCCATCTCAGCTTATTCCTATAATACCACCGTCTAAGATAGAGATAATCCCTGGAAAAGATCGTTTTGTTGATTATTACGAATATCAGTCCTCTAGTGGGGATAATATAGAGTTAGGCAGAGAGGAGGTTGCTCACCTACGCTTTGTTTCAACCAGTGATAAGCTCTATGGTCTTTCCCCGCTACAGTCCATGAAAAAAGAACTTGCGGCGGATGAAAAGGCTGTAAGTTACAACCAAAAGTTTTTCGAATCTTCAGCTGCCCCAGGTGGGATACTTACTAGCGACCAACAAATGAATCCTGAGGCTAAGAATGATATGGAGAGGAGGTGGAATAAGGCTCATCGTGGCGTTGATAATGCTCATAAGGTTGCTGTGTTGGGACGTGGGGTAGAGTGGCAATCTATAGGACTATCACAGCAAGATATGCAGTTTATAGAGTCTCGTGAGATGACAAAAGAAGACATAAGATCATTATATGGAGTACCTGGAACGCTATTAGGTGAAGAGGATTCCACATTTGCAAGCGCAAAGGAAGCTTCTAGGCACTTTTATCTTAATGTCATAATTCCTATGGCTAATAGGATAGCTGAGTCGCTTACAAAATATATATTAGATGTGTATTGGCCCAATAGCAATTTGAAATACGATTTTAACTTTTTAGGGTCCGAGTCATTGGTTCCACTCGTTCAAGATAAAGCAGAGCTGCAAAAAACTATGATCGCTGCTGGAATACCACCAAATATGGCGACAAAAATGATATGGGGGAAGGAGTTTTATGATGAGGAGATCGGGCAGACGGCATTTATTGAGGCCAATCTAGTTCCTATGGGGAGTGTACCTACATCTGTTAAGGAAACTGGCCCACAGTTATCTGTAGATACAATGATGAAGAAGTCCCCCAAAGAAGCAGAGGATCTTATGGAGCGATGGCGAAAGAATGTAGGCGAAATGGCACAGAATGCGCAAGATGCTCAAACTAAAAAAATGTTTAAGAATATAAAAAATAAATTGGGGGATTTGGATGGATAATAAAACACATATAGTATGTCCTAATTGTCGATATCCCGTACCTATAATTGGTCCAGACGAGATTTTAAATGACGAATGTCCGTTGTGTGGGGCAAATATAAAGGGGGAAGCTGAGAGGAAGAGAAAACTGATAAGGGATTTGAGAGTATCAGTATTCCTTAGTGAATTTTTTGATACCCCACGCCTTATTGAGCCAGAGGAATTATTAGATTTTCTTGGTATTAGTAGCAAAAAGACGTTACGTAAGCTGATTGAGCAGGGTGAATTAGAGTATGTGAATGTTGGTGCTGGTAAAGAGAAGAGAATTATGCGATTCAGGCCAGTGCAAATACTTGAATTCCTTGAAAGACGGTCTTCTTCTGAATAAATTCAGGGGAAAGCAGAGCAAATAGGCGAACTCCATGCCTACGCATGTTTGGGTTACATTATAATGTAATTGGCTATCATAGGTCTCCGCTTTTAGGGAGTTCTGTCTCGCAGGCTATAATCACTTGAGGTGTGTTAGTATGAAACAGCTTGAAATAGAGCCAGAAAAATTAAAAGAGAATGGTAATAGTGTATGGCGATCAGTACAGGTAGAACCGACTATATTGGATGAGGAAGAAAGGAAGGTAAGGGGTATCGTCAGTACAGATCAGATGGACGCTTACAACACGATTGTTGATCCTGATGGAGCACGTGTGTCTGGCTATATGAATTATGCTTCTGTTCTATTTAATCATGATTCTGGATCATTGATTGGCAACACAGATGAGGTTGTGCAGAATCAAAATAATATAGAAGCCGAATGGAGATTTTTACCAGAAGGTGTATCAGACCTTGCTGACAAAGTATGGAATCTGTATAAAGAAGGTTGGTTAAACGGCTACTCTATTGGATTTGTCCCTCTAGAGTGGGAAGATGATACTGTTGATGATGTAGATATATTAAGGTTTACCAAATGGGAAATGAAGGAGTTTAGCTTAACTTCTGTTCCTGCGAATTCTGGAGCCCTGGCTAGAAACTCAGATGCATTAGAAACATTTAGGGACGTACAGAACAGAGGGTCGTCAAGCTTTTATCTTAATTTTAACCCCCTAAAACGTGAAGGTGATCACGAGCACGAAATTGGTATGCAGTCATATAATTATGATGTAACTAACGAATGGGACATAGACAGAAGCGAAGATGGTGCCGCATTTAGAGAGATACGGACAGTCCCTTCTTACCAAGATCACCCAA